TGACGAAGATGCCATAACATCATCGAAAGACGCATTGAGTAGCAATTCAGTAACTGATATTGCCTGCCCACGCTCAGAAACAGTAATCTGAATCTGGCTGGCAGATAGTGCTGTTGGTTCCATACGAGTACCTTCAGTAAGTGTTGCACCAGAATCCTGATCCACACTTAAGTTGGTATAGCGCATGAAATTAACAGTGAGACCCGGCATAACGCCGAGTTCTGTTTTCTTGACGGCAAACTGTTCAAACCGCAAAACAGGCATAGCTTGGAACAAGATTTCCTTGCTCCAAATAGTCTGTATCGCGGGAGTCAGTGCCGTATCTGACGAGTAACCCGTTAGCGACGACTGGTCCGCAGCCGTAGTTATCGAGCCACCCGAAGGTGCTGGCAGGGCCATAGGTTAATTTCCTCCGTTAGTTTGTAAACTATAGGTTTATGTTGTTATTTAAAAACGACCTTGTGAGGGTCGCGCTTTCAAGAGCCTGTCTCTCATTTGCATGTACTGTTCCATCGGCATATCGCGGATGTCCTCCGCGGATAACGTTTGCTGCGACTCCTGAGTTTCCATTGGCCCAACCGGGGGAGCCGTTACCGGCGACCCCCGCAACCCACTCGGTTGAGTAGATTGCTGGATTGATTCCAGTATAGCACTACTGCGATCTTTAAGTATCCCAATAGATTGTTCTATCTCATCTTCTGACGATCCAGAGATAAGATCTCGAAGTTCAGGAATAATAAATTCCTCTTCTTCTGTTGAACGGCGTTGAAGGTAAACCTCCAATTCGCGCACTCTCCGTTCTTTTTCCAACATCTCGTCTTGAAGAGCACGCTCTTCCTCGATCTTGGCAATGCGCTGTTCCCACTCAGTTTCAACGTGTTTGAGCTTTGAGTCAAACTCTGTTTCTCTCTTAGTGAGCAGTTCTTTTGCGCTGAGTTCTTCTTCTTCACGCTTGCGTAAAGCATCAGATTCAGCTTTAGCGAGCCTTGCGGCTTCGGCTTTAGTCTCTTCACTTTCGTTATTTAGTACAGACAGTTGTTCTTCAAGTGTTTTTACTCGACCATCAGAATCTTCAAGACGTTTGTATAGCTTGTCTTTTTCTTGCTGTCTAATCTTCTCTACGTCACCTTCAGAAAACGTGCGTGCTTGTGCGGCCTCTTCAGTACCCACTGCAAACGCTGTCTCTGTGACTTCAGAGTTATCGGTAACCTCCTGAGAAGGAGGCAATACTACGGTTTCGGACGGAGCAGTCTCCGCCTGTGTTTCTGCCATCAATATTTCCTTATCTAATTTTGCTAATAATGACTATGGTAATACTACGTTTATTTAATCTTCTGAAGGAACACGGCGCTGGGCGAACCTAGCTCCGTATGCCCGTTGTATCAATTTATCTAACATTGCGTCGTCAACTGGGGGAGTAGTGCCCGGAAGGACACCCCCTTCCCCACCTGACTCACCGCTGGCTGGATTAGCTCCCTCTGGGGGTAGCATTCCAGTAGCTGCGAAAATTGCTTGCTGCATTTGTGCATTAAACATCTCAAGTGACCCTGTATCTAGAGCATCATCCATCATCTCTTCAAATACTTCGGCCATCTTCTCATTCGGGAACTCCTCACCAAGAATCTGGAGGGCACCACGTTTGGACTCTAAGCCAAGAGCTAACTTGGCCTGAATCTCATTAAGTTTAATTAGTACGTCTACTGGTAATGGATCTGGCCAGTGAACCGTAGTTTGGTATGTAAGTGGGTCGGCTGGATCTAACTCAATAGCATTATCTTTTTCAGGCATCTCTGCCACAGCGGCGTTGTAAACCAACAACTGCGGTTCAAATACAGCCGCTGTCCGTATAATTACTTCGTTTATCCTCTCCAAGCCTCTTGAGAAGTGTACCTTTTTCATGGTGTAGCGGTTCATCATTGGTTGATATTGTATAGCCAAAGCAACACCGCTAGTGTTTGAAATAGGCTGGGTCTGCCCAAGGGCGGTTTCCGGTACGCCTGTTACCTCGTGCATGGTGCGTTTGATATGTTGAATATATTCAAGGGCACCAGCCATTTCTCCTCGAGATTCAAGGTTAAAGACGTTGCTGTCTTTAGGCAGCCCAGCCCACACCTTTTTAGGACCACGCTCTAATTGGCTGGCCTTTGCGCCAGTAATGATTGTTACTGGTGCGGCATGGTAGTTTATGATGTCTGAAACTTCAGCCATCTTTTCATTGAGTTCCCTATTCAAGGGAATGATGTCCCAGATGTCACTCTGTCCCCATGGCGACGAAGATATCGTCGTATTGGGGATGTGGACAACTGGAATATGACCGATGGCATTGGGGTAGGAGTCCACCAACTCGTCGTTGATGTACTGCTCCACAGTGTCATCGGTAATTATCTCAGTGAAAGTATAAACCTGACGGGTGCCTTCAGAGGCAGTACCCCAGAACCTGTACTTCAACTTAAAACGTAGAAGTCTAGACCTGTCGTGTGGGTGGTACTCAGGGAAACAGTGAGCAGGATTAAGTGGTAGAACACGAATCTTTCCTGCGATAGGTATGCCAATAGGATCAACATATGGCTCTTCGTAAGCGATCTTAACAAAGCAATCGCCCGTTACTGAAGCTAATTGACCCATCTCCCACAACGTGTGTTCTTTATTATTATGTTGTTCCCAAACTTTATTAAGTAGGTGAGGGATGATGGCGTTGTTCTGCTCTGGGGTGCGGAATTGTACGCTTTTACCAAAGCAAAAGTTCGTAATGTAGTCTGACATTGTACGAACATAGTTCAAGTAGAATTGGGACTCGCCAAACTCTCGGCGGTATGCCCAATGGTGTCCAAGGTACCACGCCCACGCTGCTGAATATCTATTCAGACGTGGACCGTGGACCTCAAATTCCTCGTCGGCTAGTTCAACTAGACCAAGTGGCGATATAGCAACAGTAAGGTCACTGGCTGAAGCCCTGTAAGAGGGAGACCAGAAATCAACTGCCATAAATCACACCCGAGTTTAGACTACGAACAGGTATAATTATACACCAACCGAAGTCTTCGTGTGGCCGATAATAGTTAGTCGGCTAGTGAAGCGGTACCTTTAGTACCAACCTTTGATGCAAGGGCACCTTTCAATACGCTGAGTGCCGCAGCAACTCCGGCTGAAAGTACCATCTTCCATTGGTCAACGCCTAGATCCAACATTGAGTTGGTACCTACAGCGCCTATTGCAGCCTGCCCGAAGGTAGAAGCTACTCTTTCAAATAAGTCCTTATTGAACATATATATGAATATCCTTTAATAGGGAATAGTGTTTGCTATCCGATTGGACAGCAAGTACCATTATACACACTTACAAAACTAAGGAAGGTATTTAAATGATCAAAAGTAACGACAAAGCTTACGACGTAGCTAACTTCAAAAATAGCGACTGGGAACTGCTTCAAGAAATAGAAGACGAACTAACAAACTTGTACTGCTTCGGAACCCTTGAAAAATGGTTAGAAGATGATTTAGAAGAAACCGTTCAAGGACTAGTATCTAGAGGAGATGCTACCCGTGAAAGGATTGCTAGGGTACTGGCTTTTAACACTATTAATTGGTTAGTTAAAAACAACAAAATGGTTATAAGTTAGCAGTACTCTTGACCTCGGTAGATAGCCCAGTTATCTCTTATTGTAACCATCTCTATGTTGAACTTACCATCGCCTTCTTCATACTGGACTACACATAAACCCTGTTGCCAGTTTTCATGACGACTAAGAGGACGACCATCTAGGTCGGTGCCCCCCTTAACAGACGGTACTGCGCCATCAATACGAGCAAGGCATCCGGGTGATGCGGCTACGACTGTTCGGGGTCCATCATAATCTTCCCTTGTCATCTCCGCCCATTCACGTCTATGTATATGCCCGTATAGGACTGACACCTTCTCCCTGTTTAAGTAGGCATGTGCTGTACTTCCACCAGACCTAACTAAGTCACCATGTATAACCTTTATGTGCTCGTTTATCCAAACACACGAGGCGGGGTATCCAGCTAGATATTCAATATCAAAATCATCTAATCTACATAGACTGGGTACACTAAGCACAGGCCAACTCTCTGGCCGTGTGCCCACTCGTATACCGAACGCCGCAGTTGCATTATCTAACATAAAGTTAGTAAGCCTCTCCTCATGATTACCAGCGAGCCACTTAATCTCAGCGTTAGGTGCGGCCTCTCTTAAAGCGGCACATATCTCAGTTGCTCTATCTATAGAGGCTTGGGTGGTTTGTTGGAAAGCCGGAGTAACCCTATACTTGCCAAGCTCTGGTAAGTCTAGGTTATCCCCCACAAGTACTACCAACTCTGGGTTGATATCCCTAACCATGGATAGCGACAGACAGATAGCGGATTCATCATGTGTAGGTTCTAGATCGCCGTCCTTTGTGCGAAAGTACCCAATCTGCATGTCAGGAAGAACAACACAATCCTTTAACTTCGATTTCTTCTTGGCGGTAGTACTCTTGGGAAGTTTGATTGTGGGGCCGGGTTCGATGACCGGCCATTGCGGTCCCGCTTCCCACGCCGGAGATATTTGTATACCCACAAGGTCATGTATTTGTGCATCGCCCTCAGCGTCCTTTGTTAGTGACTGGTATAAAGAAACCTTCTTGATTTCTCCAATGTCTTCTATCTCTATACCCTGACGTTCAAGTAACTCCGATAGTTTTCCCAGTGCTTGCTTTGGTGGTCCCTTATCTAAATGCTTAGATAATTTACTTTCATTCGTCATCCGCCGTCTTTCCGGTGTGGCAATTACACACCTGTCGTACATGTCGTTGAATAGTTGCAGCAGATATGGGATAACCTTGCATGGTCAAAACACTAGATAACCAGCCTGTGGAATAAACTTTACGTTGACCATTGTTATTGTCAGAACGCACTTTCTCCAATGCTCTGTCTAGCGCCTGCTGTTCCTCTTTGGATAACTCACCACGAACACGGGAATATAAGCATTCCTTTGGCCTTGGGTCACGAAGTGGTGTAGCAAGTGCTTCAACTAATGTGACTGGGGTCTGTTCTTTTCCCACCGCAAGTACTCCTTCTGCTACTACATATCTTACACGACACAGCACCTTCAGGTGTGTGCCTCACTTTTTAGTCGTTGACTTCTTCCCTGTTTTCTTTTTAG